ACATATGTTCCAACGAATGAAGGCTGGATTAGTAACTTACAGTGCTATGGCATTGACGATGCTACAGCGCTTACTACAGCATGGTGTCCGTATAGGCCAGATGATCCTATCTGCGCTCCATACATTCAGCCAGTCTGCACTGATGCAGTCGAGTATCAATCGCTTAGTTGCCCTCTACCACACTATAGTGGCGTGGTTAATCAAAGTCGTTCCTATACTTGTAGCTCGAATACTTGGACTTCTTGGACAACTACGTCAGATAATTGCACACAAGATCCGCCAACTTGCTTCACGTCTACTGAACAAAGGACAGTAGCATGCGAAGCTGGATACACTGGCTCAATACTAGAGCAAAGAACTTCGACATGCTCAGATCCATACTCGACTCCAGTGTTTGGTTCTTGGACTCAAGTTACCAACAGTTGTGTCAAGTCGATGGACAATCCAACGAATCCAATCAGTCCGACAAGTCCACTCAGTGTGACAAGTCCGCTGAATCCCATCAATGCACAGCCCATAGTAATAGATCCTGTAATTGTGCCGATGGACAATGTGCAGACTCAGACTCAACCAGCTCCTACTTCGGCGCAACCAGAAGTGAAGGCGGAAGTCAAGACAGAAAGCAAGCAAGAATCACAGCCCGTATCGAGAACAACCACAAATACAGAAGCGAAGCCAGACCAAAAACAAGAGCTTCCGAAATCAAAGGAACTCGTGCCTGGGTTTGGGATTGTTATGAGTATGCAACTCCTAACACAAGCATACACAATACAGAATCAACAGATCATCGAAGCAATCAACATGGAGCAAGAGAATGACTACGCAAGAGAACAAGAAATATACTTTAAACTTATCCTCGCAGATGATATTGGGGATACTCTTATCGGTGCTAGTTCCTATCAGTGGAGCAGTCTACTACGGGATAACCCTATTCAACGATTTGACTTCGACAATTGAAGAAGTAAAGAAGATGAGTAATGTTGAAACACGCATTACATTACTAGAAGATAGAGTTAAGAATGCTGACAATCGTATGATTGAATTAGCTATGTCTAACAACAGAGCTTATGAGAAAGCATCAGAAGCCTTTGCTGCATCTAAAGAAACATCAGCTATTACTAAAGGATCACAAAGAGAAATTGATGTATCTCTTAACGCAGTGCGTGAGGAGATGAAAGCATTACGCAAATCAACGATCAACCCATTGGCAAAATAATGTTTATCACAAAGGAGTTTATACAGAAACTGTATGACACCTTTGTTTCTGCACAGTTGTTTAAGCAGTATGCTAGGTATCCTCATTCAAGTAAAGTAAAGTTTACTATCAAGGATACGATAGAAGCCTATGGTGAATATAGACCAGCAGAAAAAGAGTTTAATACCAAGCATGAGATTATGATCTCTGTAGGTAAATGTAGTTTTTTAGATACAGTTTGCAAAACATTGTTACATGAGTTGATTCATATGGGGATCTATATCAATAACCCAGAGTCAAATAAATATATGTCACATAAAGGTGAGTTCAAACGTATGCAAAAGAAAGTATCTAAAGAGTTTGGATTCGATTATAAGGAGTTATAAATGTTTAGTATTATCAGTGGTATCTTAGGCTTTGCAACCAGTGGACTACCAAGTCTACTTGGTTTCTTTCAACAACGTGGCGATCAAAAGCATGAGCGTGAGATGGCAAAGATGCAGAACGAACAGGCTATGGCTATGGCACAAGCTGGATTCGTATCTCAAGAGAAGATTGCAGCTATTGAATTAGAAAGCACATACGCAGAAACATACGCACAAGAACGTGAAGCATTATATCAACACGATGCTAAACTTGTAGAACAATCTGCACCATGGGTAAGAACATTGAATGCATCAGTCAGACCTATCGTAGCATTTACTTTTGTTGGCTTACTTGTATTCGTTGATATTGCTGGCTTCATATGGGCAGTTAAATCTACTGGTGGATTCACACCAGAGGCTATGGATACTATATTCTCTAGTGATGAGATGAGTATTGTAGCTTCTATCATTGGCTTCTATTTCGGATCTCGCACTTGGGATAAGAAGAAAGAGTAGTCAGTGAAAGTAAGTGATAAATGTATCAAAGTTATTAAGCATCACGAAGGAGTTAGGGCTAAGCCTTATAAGTGTCCCGCTGGTCTGTGGACTGTGGGTGTGGGTCATCTTATTGGTGATGGTAAGTCACTGCCTGAATCTTGGAATAAGACTTTTACACAGGAAGAAATAGATGGACTTCTTAAACGCGACCTCAATCGCTTCGAGTTGGGAGTATCTAAGATGCTACCTAACGTGCGCCTTAGACAATGTGAATTCGATTCTCTGGTCTGCTTTGCTTTTAATCTTGGTCTTGGGACATTTCAACGATCAACCATCCGTCAAGCGCTTATACGTGGCGATAAAGAAGCGGCTATGGAATCGCTCTTAAAGTATTGCAAAGCTGGTGGTAAAGTCTTGCGTGGTTTAGAAAACAGACGCAAAGATGAACGAGCAATGTTTCTTGCAAACTATTGATTAGTATGATATCTTAACGATACCTAACTACATGGAATCGTTATGGCTAAATCATACAAGTCCGTATTAGTAATATCAGATCTACACATTCCTTATCATCATCCAGATGCATTCAAATTTCTTAAGGCGCTCAAGACAAAATACAAACCAGATCTCGTTATTAATATTGGTGACGAGCTTGATATGCATGCGATGTCTATGCATGATAGTGATCCGGATCTATACTCTGCTGGCCATGAGCTTGCAGCTTCTATCTCATATGTTCAGCAATTAGAAAAGATATTCCCAGAGATGAAGATTGTGCATAGCAATCATTCATCAATGCTTTATCGCCGTGCATTAAAACATGGTGTGCCTAAAGGTTATCTTAAAAACTATAATGACTTCTTAGGTATTGGCAAAGGCTGGGAATGGCTAGAAGATATTACGATTACATTATCAGATGGCACTCGTTGTTTCTTTACGCATGGACTATCTGCTGATGTATTAAAGGTAGCTATGCAGTATGGTATGAACACAGTGCAAGGCCACTATCATACTAAGTTTAGTATTGGATACTATTCAAATCCAGATGCGTTAGTCTGGGGCATGCAAGTTGGATCATTAATCAATCAGAAGTCTATGGCATTTAACTATGCTAAAAACTTTAAGACTAGATTCATTGTTGGTTGTGGCATGATCTTAAATGGTCAGCCTAAATTAATGCCAATGGTTCTTAACACAAACGGGAAGTGGCATGGTAAACTTGTTTAGTGGAAAATCCAACATCAGAACAGCTAGATATTTTAGATAAGCTCATTGGTCGTAAGATATGGGATATCGAGATCATTGAAGAAGAACCGCTAGCAATCCTTAGAATTTTTTTGACTGAAAATCAAGACGATTATATAGAGATTAATGCAGAATATATGCAAATGCTCTACATATCTCCAAAACCTACAGCTTTACATTAAAAATGACCCACACAATCGCTCTATAACGAACGATCTGTGAGCCATCTATATCATCATATCAACTTAATGCGTTTGTGGGTTATAGCTCTTTGCAATAGCATCCATATCGATTCCGGTAGATCCAGCCCAATAACCAGCCATAAATGTATCTCTAAGTAAATTAATAAGCTTAAAATCTAGATTTATATCTGGATGATGATCTTTAACTGTGTCTTGCCATAACTCAAAATTAATTTCTTCTTCTGTATATTCCATAAGTTTCTCCTTTTATTCTGAATAATGATCGTTGATGCCATGATCGTGTTTAAATTCTTCAATGTCAGTATCATATTCCGATACATCTTCATACGTCTTTTGAAGTTGTTTAGGTTTCTTTGTTAAGGGTGGCTTAACATCGTCTTTATCTTCCATGATTTTCTCCTAATAAAATATATGGTTGTTAATAACTACTCTTGGTTTCATGCCCCATTGATTTGGTAATGACACATGATGAAAGTTTGTAGCACCACGACTATAATCTTTAACGTCTTGCTTAATAATCTTCATTGACAGCGCAATATATGGCTGTAACTGTTGATACTTTGGCACGTTAGGCTTCTTTGTCCATTCAAATTGATATGGCTTATAGGTTTCTCTGCAAATATTTTTTACATCAAAATCTGCACGTCTATATAATACATAGCCTACTGCTACTTGTCCAGCAAGTGGCTCACCTCTTGCCTCATTAAAGATAGTCATACTCATGCACATAAGTGCGGCTGCATCTATCATAGCTTATCCTTTCATTAGGTAGCTTTCATGGTTTTGCGTATATACATTCTATATACTTGGCGCATAATGGACTCACGAAAGGAGAACACTATGTGGACAAAACCAGCAGCTACTGAAATGCGCTTCGGCTTCGAAGTTACAATGTATGTAATGAATAAGTAAGCCAAGCATACAAAGATAGGGCAATGCCTACGGAGATCTTTGTTGCTCTCCATACGCGTTGCCTTTTCTCTTTAGGGGACTCTAAAGTCACCTCGTATTCATAGCCATTGAGTTCTTTAAATGAGCGTGGGAAACGCCATTCAAATGCGTTAAAGTTTGTTTTGTATTGCTTCATGATTGTCCTTTCACTGTGTTGATGCGTGTGGCTTGCTTGCCTATGTATTGCATCTTAACTGTTATGGGTAGGCGATTTAATGTCGGCTGGTTGGCGTCTACTAATGCCTTTAGTTTCGATATCTTTTCCTCTGGTTTAAGGCTAGAATTCACTAGCTGTTCAGACATTTGATCGAATTTTGTTTGCCATGTCAATACGTCCGATAGCTCTTGAGGGTCTTTTCCGGGAATATAGAACATATATTCCTTAGTTTGTGGCTTTTTTACAACACTGCCAGCTCTTTCTGTAGCTAGATTACCATCGTCGTCCTCTGGGGCTATACCACAAGTTGCCATAAGGCTATACCTTCTTGCGTAAGTCAAGGCACTTCCGTATCCCTGGGCGTCTTGTTTAGTAGATGGCACATGTAAGATACCACCACTTAATGTTTCACCAGACTCATGGATAAGCAAGGTTTCAATGCGAATACCATTCTCACAATCATGCGTTTGTTGGATCAATGCAATCCCATTGTTGTTTAAGGCATCAAGCACGGCTTCAATACAACCATCTAAAGCCACATACTTTGATCTAAAGTGTGGATTAGTTGCTGTCTTTAATGCTGGTGCAAATTCCTTCTGTGCCTTAACAAAGGCGGCTGCTATAGTTTTCATACTTTTCTCCTCTTGTTGTTGATATTGTTCACTCATTACTTCTAACTCATATCTATCTTGGTCGTTCATATACGATCCTTAATAGATAACTTGGACTGCCTAATAACATATGCTGGTTTAGCTGGCACATGTTTAGGTGGCTGTGCTTTATATTGACGCATAGGCCATGATATTTTGTAACGTCCAGCATTACAAATCTCTGCATCACGCATCTGTTGCATGATGTTAGCTTGAAGTCTATCAATAGCAGACTCTGCTTCATGAATAGCTTCTCTTAATTCTAATATCTTTTCAGCTTGCAATTCAATTTCTGGAATCTCAACTGTTTCTTTTTCAGCATGATCAAAGAGCCTTGTTGCTTCTTGACTATTGCTTAAAGAATACCAATCAATCTCTTGGTTAGTTTTAAACTTATCAATCTTAACTTGAAAGTCATCAACGGCTTGATGAATCATGTTGATCTGATCTTGATTAGGTGTATATAAAAAGATTCTTAATTGAGTGCCACGATATAATACACATAGCGCACCCCATTTAGCGCCCATAATATCCATCTGTCCTTGTAATTGAATCACACCACGATATACTGCTGGATCTGATTCAACTTCATTAGATGTTAGCTTGGCTTCTAATATGCCTAGTCCATCTAACTTAATTGAATCCTGTCCCATGACAAAGATGCCACTATCAACGTCCGTAAAGACTTCCTGTCCTTGCCCTGTTGCTGTGCCATCAAGACTGCAAGCTAATCTAACCTTGTCATGAAAGTATGCTTTATCGTGTTCTAAATCATACGATTCAAGTCCGAGCCTTGTTGCAGACTCGGCCAGAATTGTTTGCTCTAGCCTATTGCCCCACTCCATAGCTTCGTTGCTAATAAACTCTGGCTCTTTACCATGTAATGCGTCAATAGATACTTTCAACTCATCATTAGCTGTCCGATACTTGCTAAAACCAAGCACGGCCGGAAGTCTACTGCATGACAAAATGTCATTAGGTGTTAATTTTCCTACCATAGATTTATATCCTTTCTTAATTTATGAATGGTATTCATTAAACGATAAACACTTCCCTTGCTCCACTTGCCACCTTTGTAAGTCTTAATATTTAAAGCATTAAGATCATCGGCGTATTGCTGTGCATTGAATCTATGATTGCGATCCTTAATAATCTGCATGACATCAATCATATTGATTGCAAATTCTTCTGTCTTCTTTTTGAGTGCCATACCACCAGCTAAAGATATTTCTTTAATGTTTTCTTGTGGTGCGCCAAGACGCACGCCACGAGCGCGAGCCGCCTTGAGTGCGTTCTTTGTATTGATTGAAATCTGCCGCCTTGTTTCTTCATTTAATACTGCACGGATATGAAGTTCAAAGATTGTAGCTTGTGGACTTTCTGCTACCACAATGCTGTTAGCTGGTAATTCTTCTAATAGCTTTGACATTAATGCAACGGATCTTGTAAGACGGCATTGTTTGGCTACTAATAATTTACAATCACGATCATTCTTTAGCATATCTAATGCTAGATTTAAATTCACGCGATCATTGTAACTGCCGGATTCTATATCAGTAAGCTCGGTAATGATCTCTGCGCCTTGTTGCCGAGCGTATGTATAGCAAATATGGCGTTGGGCTTCGAGGCCTAGTCCAGATTGGCCTTGCTTTTCTGTGCTTACTCGATAATATGCAATAAACTTCATGCTCTTATGTCCTTTCATGGATTAAAAAAAGATAACGAGCCATGATCTTAACACGTCTCGATATCTGTATGCAATACTTAAAACGGCATTTCTTGAT